TGTTAAACATAATAGAACAGAGACAGGTAGCTATTGTTGTGCTAGCATCTGTACTAAGTGATGAATCTTTAAAGGAAGTATTAGATACAATAGATTACAAGGGTTAATTGTAGTTACCTATATAAAACTACAAACATAAGAAGGGAGATATAAAGATGGTTAGAATATTTGACGGAACAGCTAACAAGAAGTTCTATCACGTTAATGTGTTAGGCTTTAAGTTCAGAGTAGCTACAAACACTAGAAGCTTTAGTAAGTTTGGCTCTTACCTAACAGGTAGAGGTCGAGTGTTTAACTTTGGTAGACAGTACATGTGCTTTATACCTAAGTCATAATGTTTAGAGTTGGCAGACCTCTACTAAAACTGCCACACTTTTATAACACAAGAGGAAAGTAACATGAGTACACAGATAAGAAAGTTTGAACAAGATGCAATCGTTGAGACTATTGCTGATAAGATAGAGACAGAGCTAAAGAGTAAGAGACAAGAGATGATTAAAGATGATAGAGACTATGAGTCTATGTTATCAGATGCTAATCGGATTAAAGCTTTGAATAAAAATATTGATGATTTAGAAGAGACAAGAAACTTACTGCATAAGAGTATCTGTGAACGTGTCCGAGAATGGAACGGCAGTAACACTTCCTATGCACTAGATATAAATAGATATCAAGGAGTCTTAAGTTTAAATCCAAAGCTTAACTCTTATCATTTAAAAGAAAAGATAGGTAACAAAGTTGCGATAGCACTGTTACCTAAAGATGCAATAGAGAACATGGATAATATCATAGCTAACATAGCTAAGGAGTTTGTATAATGCAATTAACATTTGATTACTATGACATACAAAAAGCACTAGAGTTATTAGTGAAGGAAAAGTTAGGTGTAAGTTTAGATTTAGAAGATGTATCACACGCTGACTATCCTAGTATTGAGTACAAAGAACGTGTGGTTATATACAAGAAACATAAGAACGGTAAAGAAGTTAAAGACGAACACGGCTTTCGTGAAGTAGATTGGGATAATAGTGAATACGTTACTAAGCATATAGAGTTTGATGACAGTGCTGAGTTTACTATCTATGTATCAGGAGAGAGGTAATGAGTATAGATATTAAAGAGTTAGATGTAGTACTTAAAGACTTTGATGAGATGCTAGACAGTAATAGTTTTGGATTATACATTGATGCTTATGTACCACCTAAAGAAGAAGCTAACAAAGAAGAAGATGAATACAAGTATACAGCTAGAGATCCTTTAAATTTTTAGGAGTTGCTATAAAAATCTATCTGTGGTATAATCTTATAATTATTATAAGGGGTAATAAAACAATGGTTAATAATAATGTTATAAACTTTAAAAACTTTAAAGCAGATAACAATGATAAAGAATATATTGTTAGTCTTTATGAAACTAAACAATATAAGTTTGTTGTTAGAGCTAACAGTATAGAAGACGCTGAAAATATTATAAGTAAAAGGTACGAACAAGGTGAGGACATTCAAGATAAGTTAGATGTATTTACATTTGAGACATTAGCAGCAGAAAATAATGTTTGACATGAAGAGAGAGATGATGTATAATACCTGTATTAAAATTACAAACAAGATATTGTAGCCCTCATGTATCACCTTCCTTTATATTTTGTTTGTTCGCTTAATCAAGCGAGTAAGTTTCTGGTCTTACAATTATAAAACCAGACTAATTTTTTCACAGCAATAAGAGGTAAGCAACAATGATGTACGCAACAGGAAAAGCAATGTGGGCTAACGTGTCTGTACCTAACACACGTTTTGAGCCACATAAATACATGGTTACTATCTTGACTGATACAGATACAGCTTCTGATTTAGAAGCAGCAGGTCTTAAACAGTCTACTGATAGAGCAGGCAATGCTAAGTATGATGAGCCTGCGTTCATGTTCAGTAAGACTGCAATAAAAAAGAAAGACGGTGAGCCTAACAAAGCACCTAAGCTTATTGACTCAGACGGTAATCCTTTAGATTGTTTGATCGGTAACGGTTCTAATATTACAGTTAAGGTAAGACCTTATAGTACTGCTTATGGTACGTTCGGTGAGTTAGTCGCTGTTAAAGTTAACGAGCTTGTTGACTTTGATGATGGTGGTGACAACGATAACGAGGAGTTTTAATATGGTTGAGGAACAGAAACCTTTTGTTACTATTGATGATGTGCAGATTTCGGTAGAGGATTTACCAGAAGAAGCGCAAGGTATCTTTGGTAGGCTACAAAGATTGAATCAAAAGAAAGCAACCCTTGCTCTAGACATGGAAGAATTAGATGCAAGCCTTAACTTTTTTTCAGGTAGGATAATTAGCATTGTTAATGCAGATGCTAAACCAACAGGAGAGAGTGATGAAGAATTGGTAGAAGGAGAAGATGCATTAAAATCTAACAATTAAACTTAACAATAGAGGCAACACTACAACAGTATAAGAGATGAGTTGGTAACTTATCCGCCTCTTAATTTTAAAAGGAGCAACGCATGAGGGCAGAGTTTGATAATAAAGAATGGGATATGGTACACCAACCTTGTCCTTTGTGTAGCAGTAGTGATGCTGTTGGTATCAACAAAGACAGATCAGCAAAGTGTTTTAGTTGTGCTGAGTTCATGCCTAACTATGATGATGCAAGCAAAGGAAAAGATATGGAAACAAATAAAGTTAGCTCGGTTGTTCATCAACAACAACAGGTAAATGATATAGCAGGTACTTATTCTGCACTGACAGACAGGAAGATAAAGTTAGAGACTGCAAAAAAATATGGTGTGAAAGCACAGCACGATTTACAAGGCAGAGTAACTAAACATTTCTATCCGTACTACAACGGACACGAACTATCCGCAACCAAGTGTCGTATCGTAGATGGTAAAGGATTTTTCTTACAAGGAACGTACAGCGATACAGGATTATTTGGACAGCAGTTATTCAAGAGTGGTAAGTATGTAACGATTACCGAAGGAGAATGTGATGCGATGGCAGCTTACGAGTTACTCGGTAGCAAGTGGGCTGTTGTCTCTATCAAACGTGGTGCAGGCAACGCAGTCAGAGATATAAAAGAAAGCCTTGAGTTCTTTGACGACTTTGAAAATGTTATCATTGCATTTGATAATGACAAGGCAGGTAAAGAAGCAAGCATAAAAGTAGCAAGGCTTTTCAAACCTAGTAAAGCTCGTATCATGACACTACCTACAGGGTGTAAAGATCCTAATGATATGTTACGACAGAACAAACACAAGCAGTTTACAGAAGCTTGGTGGTCTGCTAAAACTTACACACCGTCTGGTGTTATTAACGTATCCGAACAACGAGATAAGTTTCATAACCGAGAGAAGAAAGATAGTGTTCCTTATCCATATGCTGGTCTTAACAAGAAGCTATATGGTATGCGACAAGGAGAACTGATTACTCTTACAGGGGGTACAGGTCTTGGTAAGTCTAGTGTTACTAGAGAGATAGAGCATTGGCTTATCAATAAGACTAAGGACAACGTAGGTATCATTGCGCTTGAAGAAGATTGGCGCAGGACTATTGACGGTATCTTATCTATCGAAGCTAACGCTAGGTTATACATAGATCAAGTACGAGATAGTTATTCTAAAGAAGAATTAGATAAGCTCTTTGACATTCTCTATGACGGACAGAACAAGAACAGAGTGTGGGTACATGCTCACTTTGGAGCTAACGACCTAGATGAAATCTTTTCTAAGATAAGGTTTATGATTATAGGTTGTGGCTGTAAGTGGATAGTAGTAGATCACTTACACATGCTTGTCAGTGCTTCAGCAGAAGGAGATGAAAGACGTACCATTGATAGTATCATGACACGACTTCGTTGTATTGTAGAAGAGACAGGTGCAGGTGTTATACTAGTGTCACATCTTCGTAGGATTGACGGTAACAAAGGACATGAGAACGGTATCGAAGTAAACCTATCTCACCTTAGAGGAAGTCAGAGTATTGCACAGCTATCTGATTGTGTACTGGCGCTTGAACGTAACCAACAATCAGACGATCACCAAGAGTCACAGACAACAAAGGTTCGAGTACTTAAATCAAGATACACTGGTGATGTAGGACTTGCTTGTCACTTGCTTTATGATAACGAGACAGGCAGGCTAAAAGAAATAGACAACGAAGACATAGAAGTTGAAAATGACAACGAAGGATTTTAATATGGATTTAGTATTTGATATAGAAACAGACGATCTTAAAGCAACAAAGATACACTGTATTGTTTGTCAGAACCCTGAGTCAGGTGAGATATTTAAATTTAAACCTGACCAGATTGATAAAGGTGTTGAGTTTTTAACTACTGCTGACAGATTAATAGGACATAATATAATAGGCTTTGACATTCCTGTTATTAAAAAACTTACAGGTGTTGACTTATCTAACATAAAATCTTTAGATACGTTAGTGTTATCTAGGTTATTAAATCCTATCCGAGAAGGTGGTCATAGTTTAGGAGCATGGGGATACAAATTAAATTATCCTAAGATTAATTTTGTAGACTATTTAAACTACTCACCAGAGATGATGAAGTATTGTGTACAAGATGTACAGTTAAACACTATGGTATTCAAAGCTTTACGATTAGAATCTAAACAGTTTTCTACGGAGAGTGTAGAGATTGAACATGACGTTGCAAGGATAATGAAGAAGCAAGAAGACAACGGTTTTAAATTTGACAGCTTTAATGCTGAGATATTACTTGCTGAACTAAGAGAGAAGAAACAAAAGATTGAAGATGAAGTACATGGTACTTTCAAACCTAGATGGGTAGATGATAAGTTAGTTACTCCTTACATAAAAAAAGATAGTACGTTATCTAAACGTGGTCTAACTGATGAAGAGTATATAAGATGTACCAACACAAAAAACTTTAAACCTTTCATGCGTAGAAAGTTAGTTGACTTTAATCTTGGTAGTCGTAAACAGATAGGAGAATACTTAGTTGACTTTGGGTGGAAGCCAGATAGGTTTACACCTACTGGTCAGCCTATCGTAGATGAGAAAACTTTAGAACAAGTAACACATATACACGAAGCAAGTTTAATTGCTACGTTCTTACTGTTACAAAAACGTATAGCTCACATTGATTCGTGGGTTAAAGCAGTCAAGGAAGATGGTAGGATACATGGATTTGTTATACCTAACGGTGCTATCACTGGTCGCATGACACACCGCAACCCTAACACCGCACAGATACCTAGTCTTAGACAACCCTACGGCAAGGAGTGTCGTGCGTGTTGGACAGTAGACGAAGGTAATGTACTACTAGGAATAGATGCGTCAGGTTTAGAGATAAGAATGTTAGCCCACTATATGAAAGATAAGGAGTTTACAAATGAAATACTTAATGGAGACATTCACTCCGCTAATCAAAAACTTGCAGGACTTAAATCAAGAGATCAGGCGAAGACATTTATCTACGCTCTCATGTACGGAGCAGGAGATCAAAAGCTTGGCAGCGTGGTTGGCGGCAATAAAGAAGATGGTAGAAGATCTCGACAATTGTTCTTTGATAATAAGCCATCATTTAAATCTCTTAGAGATAGAGTTACGAGAGCGGCAGCAAAGGGATACATTAAAGCATTAGATGGTAGAAAATTATTTATACGCAACGCGCACTCATCTTTGAATACTTTGCTACAAGGAGCAGGAGCTATCGTTATGAAGAAAGCTCTTGTTATATTTGATAAGCATCTTAAAGAAGCAGGACTAGAGCATAAGTTTGTAGCCAACATACATGATGAGTGGCAAATGGAAGCACCTAAACAAACAGCAGACCTGATAGGTTCGATAGGTGTTAGGTCTATAATAGAAGCAGGCGATCATTTTAAAATGAACTGTCCTTTAGATGGTGAATATAAATAT